AGGACTCGTCTAATATGCCGTCGCCATCAGCATCAACATCGAATTGATTTAATATGCCGTCACCGTCGTAATCACCTCTGGGATCAAAAACACCATATTCTGGATCATTTGGATCTTTCTCACCTTCAAATTCATCAATTGCGGTTGTTCCAAGGGCAACACCCTCTGCTCCTAAAAGAAAATTAGCAATCCTATTTGCGACTGGGGCGGCCGCCCTAAGTCCTTTGAGGGCAAGGCCAACATTTTCATCCAATTGCTCTTGTTTGGTGTCTTCGTTGACTTGACTGAGATATGTCTCAGTGAGATTATGATATTGTCGATAGTCCATGTGATTCTCCTGCACATGGTATTTATGTTTTTTAGTTTACGCCATTTGTAAACTTGAGCCACTCAATCATATTGCGAATCGTCCATCGTCGATTTGAGATTTCACTCAACACTTTGTCAAGATAGTTCTCAATCTCTTCGTTCATCAGAATCTTTGCAGTCACCTTTTGTAGATCATCGTCTGCATCAAGAAACGTCTGCATGTCTGTCTTGAGAATCTTGTGTTGAAAAGGTTCTAGATTGTTGGCATCAAGTTCTTCTTGTGAGAGTTTGCCATTGTAGTATAGCCACTTGAGTTTCTTGACTCGACTTTTCTCAAGACGTAGCGAATGCAAGATGTTTCTTGTCTCTGTGTAAAGACGAAGGTATTTGTTGTGAATCTGTGGTGATCTCGCTGACTCTGCTTCGAGTTCTGTGCGATCAATGGCAAGATCAGTATCAACCATTTCTTGTATTTGTTTGAGAGTGGGTCTGTTCATCACAAAAGTATATCATTATTTATTGTGGTGTCAAACAAAAAACCCCTCACAAGGAGGGGTTTGATGTTTGAGTTTTATAAAGTTATTTATCTGCCCATTCTGCCCATTCTGCCAGCACTCACGCCTCGTTTCATGGCGCTCGTGCGAAGATCGGGTTTGAAACCGCCCTTGCTTCTCGTCGGTGAAAAGTCGGGTAGGCCAGAGCCGAGAGGGGCTTCTGTTCCTGGGTAACCACTGCCGCCCAATGGTCCTGTTCCTGCTTGGTAGACTTGACCGTTGAAGTAATAGTATTTGACCATGTTGGGGGGAGTTCCGCGGAAGAAGACATAGTAGTACGCTCCACCATAGTCATACCAGAAGCCACCAGGTTCAGCACCTGGAGGGGTGTGTTGGTCTTCATATAGATATCCCTCAGATTTCATTGATGCCATTGATGCCGTTGATGGAACCTTTGAAGTTATCTTTGTTTTGGCAGGTTGACGTTTGAGTTGTTTGAATTTCTTCGCCGAAGTTGTAGCCTTACCAGTTCCTGGGATCTGTGGTGGGTTTCCTGTGGGGCGTGAACCGTATGGTCCTTGAGGTTCACCGATCGGGAATTCTCCTTCTGGTGTTATTCTATACCACTGAACGTAATAGTTGCCGTCCGCATCTGGGCCAATAATGTAGTAACCATTTCCTCCTTGAGGATTTGGTACATTTGCTTCATACAATCTTTCGAGAACAGACTCGGTGAGTTGCTCAAGTAAATGGGCATCGTTGTAACCATAATCGGTCAAGGTCTCCCACGCCTTTTGTTCAATCAATTTTTCAAGTCTGCGACTCATTGGTGACTCCTTAGTAAGATCTTAATTTATTGATTCTCTTTGTGAGTAATAGTTTCTTTTTATTTTTTTGCTCTCGTTGAGCGTTGATACGACGAATGGTTTCTCTTACAGCCTTTGTGCGGCCATCAAGATCAACACCTTCTGAAAATGCTTCTCCAAACATACTTTTTCGATACATGCTGATCCCTTTCTAAAGAACTTCTACGTCGTAATCTGTATAAGCAAACGTAACCGTTGCTGTGATTGTTTCCATGTCGCTCACTGAACTTGTGAAATCAATGCCGCTGAGTGATGTGGGGAATGCCCCACGAAACGAAACACGAATTCTCTCATTCAGATTGCTGTTCATAATCAAAAGCGAGGCATCTTCAACATCGTCTATTACTTTTCTTCCTGTGTTCTCTTCTGAAACAGAGTCGTATGGGGCGAGAGAAGTAATCCAGTTTTTCAATTCGATCCAATTGCCAAGATCCTCATTCACAATAAAAGTAATCGTCAAATCATCAAACTCAATGCGATCTCCTGGCTGTTTGATATCTGAGAAAACGTTGCTTTGCGTAACCGCTGCTTTCGTCAGACCAGGAAGATTCGCACTTTGACAAAAGTAAACTGCCTCTGGTGTTTTGTTCAGTGAGAAACGAAAACTCGTTGGTTGTAGAGGGTTCGTTGAATCTGGTTGAACAGAGAGTGGACTTACTTTTGTCGTCATAATTTAAATCCTAAAAGAAGTGAAGGGTGGGGCTTTCGCCCCACGCTTCGAGAAGTGTTTCGAATAATCAGACGAGGTTATCGATTCTGAAGATTCTGTAGTATTGGTTGCGACGGGCTGTGAGTGTTTCAGCATCAGCGGTGCCATCAGCCTTGGAGACGAATGGGTTGCTGACCAGACCGTAGCGAGTCTTGAAGCCAATCTTGGGCTGGAAGGTGTTCTCACCGACAGCACGCACCATTTGCAACGGAACGTAGGGGCAGTAGAACAGACCAGCGTCATAGGGGCTCGAACCTCTGTAGCCAACCAGAGCGAAGTCTTTCGTTGTGGTTGTGCTGTAGTAAGGATCGATGTAAACCTTCAGACGACCGTTGATGGTACCAGCGAATGTGTTGCCAGTGTCATCGACGTTCAGATCAGCGTTCAGGGCTGGGGTGTAATCGAGAACACCAGCCATCGCAAGGGCAGAAGCAACGTCAGAGGAGCAGAGGATGAAGTTACCCTTGCCACGACGAGTGTCCTTAGCGATGAAGTTGGCTTCACGCTCGATTTGGAAAAGAAGACCCTTGAATCTTTCAACAGACCAACGACCGTTAGAGTCGGTGTTCAAGTCAAAGATACCTTCAGAGGTCGTGGTGCCTGAACGGCAGCCAAGTTTAGCGACTTCGTAGATTCGACGAATGATCTCACGGTTGATTTCAGCAAGAATTTCGTTGCTGAGAATGTTAGCGAGTTCAGTCTCGGCGTCAAGACCGTGAATAGCCTTCAAGTCTTGAGCGAGTTCGGTGGTGTATTCGGCCTTGAGGGCGCGAGTCTTAGCAGTCACCGATGTTTGCTCAATGGTGAAAGCCATTTCAGCAAACGGGTTGGTTGTGTTGTTATCACCAAGGGCTTCAGCCAGGTTGGTTGTCATCGCAGCAGAAGCACCACCAAAGCCAGAGGCAGAAGAGGAAACTGTATTAGCGAATGGATCAACACCAGCAGAATCGTTAGTCGAGGTAGAACCTGTACCAGCAGAGAACGAGGTATCTGCTTCGAAGTAGAGAGCCTCTTGACCAGTTTGTGACTGGTAACGGCTTCTCATCGCAAAGATCAATCCAGTGGGACCAGACATAGGCTGAACACCACAGACATCATAAGCGATCAAGTTAGGCATCGCACGACGAACGAGCGAGATCAGAATAGGATCCCACTTGTCGATGTTTGTAGAACCAGAAGCATCTGTCACTGTTTGGTTGACAGGTGCGGCTTCTTTCAGATAACGCTCTTGGTTTTCGAGCAGTTGGGTAACACAGTTTCTTCTCCAGTTGTCCTTAATGGGGGAGAGGTCATTGTGCTCCAGAATTGGCGACCACTTCTTTTGTAGTCTTTCATTTAGAGTGACTTCCATTTGTTTCTCCTTATGGATAGATTAATCTTTTCCGTATCTTGTTAGTGCTTTCGAGTATGCTTGCATACTTTCAGTCAAATTAATTGAGTTGTCGGCTTCATCAGCCACAATTTCTTCTTTCAAGACTCTCAAATCATCAATGATTGGTGATTGTGCAGCCTTTCTGTTGAAATAGTTTTCTTTGAGTGTTTCCATGCTACGAGCGAAACTATCCTCGTCAACGAAGTCAACACCCTCAGCCAAGTTTTCTAATCTCTCGGCTTGTGATAGAGGGATGTCGTCTGTTGCTTCACGAATAATTTCTCTTCGACGAAGATCTTCGATCTCTTCATTGAGACTGATATTGTTTTTCAATTCTTCGTTGAGTTTTTCGTCGTAATAAGAAGCGAGTTGTTGTTTCTCTTCTTCGATGGCTTGAACTCTGGTTTCAAGTTCTTCCACAACGTTCATTTGTGTATCGGGAAAGTTGATGTTGTGTGTTTCAAACAAGGTCTTGATGCCATTTACGAAACTTTCGTTGATCTCGTTTTGAATGCCATTTTCAAGAGCCAGTTTGTTTTCTTCCATCCATTCTTTGATGACATAGTTGAGATATGAATCCACTCTTTCAACCAAACCATCACGAATCTTCTCGACCTTTAGATCAGCCCATTCAGAGTAGGACTCTTGAAGTTCGTTTTGAATTTCAGAAACACGATCATTCACGGCTGCTTCAAAGATTGTCTTAGCCTTAAATTTAAATTCTTCTTCAAGACCTTCACCCTCAAACAAGGCACTGACATGCTCATCACCCATTTCATATGTGTATTTTTCGACAAATTTATCTTGTGCCCCTGCACCAGCAGCAGCGCCACGCTTTGCACGACCAGAAATTTGACGACCAACAGCGGCAACAGAATCGACAGAGGACTTGTTGTAATCAGAGATCACACCCTCGCTATCAAACTCTTCTTCATGCTCACCTTCATGCATACCCTCATGGTAGCCTTCGTCTTCTTCGTGGGCACCTTCATGAACACTTTCGTATTCGTCATCATCATCGGCAAATTTTGCTTTTCTTTTTTCGCCAATAAGTTGTGCGAGTTCTTCGATTTCTTCCTTCGTGAATCCCTCTTCTTCTTCGTCCTCATGGGCGCCTTCGTGCATACCTTCGTGGTAGCCTTCGTCTTCTTCGTGGGCACCCTCTTCGCGTTCTTTCATCTTTGCAAGAACATTGGCGTTAAAGATAGAAGCAGCATCATGCTCCTCTTCGTCGATGACATCTTTTTCTTCTTCGTCCTCGTGATACTCTTCGGCCGTGCCTTTGACACCTTTTTCGTCTCTATTTTTCTTGAACAGAGCCTTGGCATCTTCGGCGAGTTCTTCATCGAGAATCTGCTGTGCTACTTCTAATGGATTCATTTTGTGATAACTCCTATAAGTGTTTCGAATACTATTTATAATTTTTTAAAGCCGAGAGATGAAATCTCTGAAGGCATTGATTTTTGTTTCGTTTAGTTTTCTTGCTGGCGCCTTTTTGACGGCTTTCTTGTATTTGTCGATATGAACCTCTTCAAGAATACCATTGTTCCACACCCACTCTTTTCCTTCCATGATACCATCCACGAAAGCGTCTGGTGCTGAAGGATCAGCAACAATGTCAGCGGCTGTGGCGAGAGAGAAATCATCTTGAACATAGTTGACACCGGCTCTTTCTTTCACAGAACCCATACCCCTCGACGATACACCAAGTTTAGCACCCTCAGATAACAGATTACCAACAATCTTGCCGTATGGTGTTTCCATAATTTTTGCTTTACCGATAAAGTTGTTACCGTCTTCGTAAAGTTCTGTGATCATGTGAGACACTCTTTCGAGGTTGACGGTTGGACCATCAGGGTGACCAAGTTCACCAAACGCTCTATTTTGCTCCACAAATTCGCCAACATACTTGTCCACTTCGTTGCGAAGAATGCCAACAGGGTAGACTCTACCGTTTCTATTTTTCTTTTCTGCTTGAAGAAAGATACCTTCGATGAAAAAACGAGGCTTTCCTTCGTGTTGTTCTTTAAGAACTTTGATTGATTCGTTTACTTCAGTGATGAGTTTCATTTCTTCCCCTTAGAGCCCCAACGCTCTTCTTTTTCTTAGTGATCTTTGTCTGCTTCTAGAGATTGCAGACCTTCGACCTTTTCTTTTTCTTGCAGCCTTTTTGGCTGCGAGTTTTCTTGCAAGTTTCTCTCTTGCTGATTGTCGTTTACATTTACCATCTACGAGTCTGAATCCAGGACCACTTCCT